TCTGCAATAACTCAAGTCCATGCGATTACAGCTACAGATGTAACGTCTGGTATTCCTACGGTAGGTAGTTCAGCCTTAACTCAGGCACATGGCCTAAGCTGCACCAACATAACTACAGGTGTTGTCTCCATACAGGCAGCTACGATTGCCCAAGACCACGATCTAACCTCTGATATAATTGTCACTGGTGCGGCCATTGTATCAAGCACAAGTCTAAGCCAGTTATATGACCTAAGTGCAGTTAGCTTTATCACAAGTTCTCCTGTTGTAGCTAATGCCACACTCACAGAAAATGAGACAAACACCGCAGTTCCTATTCTGACTGGTGTACCAGAAGTTAACCCTACAGCAGTAACTCAAAATAATGTACTGTCGGCTAAGAGTATCCTTACTGGCAGACCTAACGTAGAAGACGCAAGAGACCCTAACTTAATACTTGAACAGGAAATAGATCAGATGTTTGGAGGATGGCAGAGACGTACATACGAAGTACCAGATGGTCGCCTAGTTCAGTCTGAGCGTGAGATACAGTCTACTTATGGTGATGTCGTATCTATCGACAAGAAAGCTAAGTCTCTCCTAAAGTTTGGCAAGTCAGCCCCATTAACTACGAACTCTCTACAGACCGTTTGGACAGTTGGTGGTAATGAAGTCTACATATCAGACGATGGCATCACTCACATCTCTTCCTCATCTGCCTCTGACACACAAGAGATTAGAGTTGAGGGTCACACAATCTCAGGTAACGATCTAACCTTTGTAGTGCAGACTGTGACCCTTAGTGGTCAGACTTCCGTTGCACTAACTACAGGTCTCGCAAGGGTATCCAGAATATCCAACAACAATGGAACTGAGCTTGTTGGCCGTGTGGTTGTGTACGAAGATACAGAGATAAATGGTGGTATTCCAACAGACGCAAATAAAATTCACATCGACATTCCTCTTGGCTTTCAGCAGTCTTTCAAAGCTGCAACATCCTTCAGTAAAGAAGACTATTATGTAATGACAGGTTTCTACGGTGCCGTTAGCGCCAAACAGTCTGCCGCAGTGGATTTTTACGTTGAGGTAAAAGAGCCTGATGGGGTATTCTTGCAGAAGGCTTGCTTTACTGCATCTTCATCAGGTGGAAACTCTGATATAAGTCTTGACCCCGCAATTATCATACCAAAGAACTCAGATGTTCGTGTACGTTGCGAAACATCAGACAACAACGCTGTCGTTTTTGGTATATTTAAAGGTTATCTAGCAAAGGTTACAGGATAATGTCAAAGACTGGTCTAAAGAATAAAATGGAAGAGCATAACAAGAAGTCTAAGCATAAAGTAACTATGCGTATGCTTCAAGCTGTGTATGATCGTGGGATTGGTGCATACAAAACTAATCCATCAAGTGTTCGCCCTAATGTAAGTTCCCCTGAGCAATGGGCTATGGCTCGTGTCAACAGCTTTCTCAGGATTGTAAGTGGCTCTAAGTCAGTTAACCACGATAAAGACTTGTTACCCTCATCACACCCCTCCTCAAGTAAGAAGTCGGTCGATAAGGCACAATACGCCAACGACATCTTCACCACTGAGCCAGAAGCTATCTCTCGTTCTATGGACTTGGGCATGGGTGGAACTACTCACGTTTCTGACTACGATGGTCAAGCTGTGTACATGCCCGGAGAGAGCCACGAGGCGTACCTTTCGTTCTACGAAGGGGGTGAGCCTACCGAAGAGCCTAAAGAGCCTTCAGTGAGCCGTATAGAGGCTCTCAGGGCCGTTGTAGCTGAGATACTAAAGACTGACTTTGCTAAAGCTGAGTATCAAGGCGAAACTGTCACTCTGAATAAGCCTCGTCGTATCAAAGGTGGCAACAAGAAGTTTGAGGTGTTCGTACAGGACGGCGGTAAGGTCAAACGGGTAGCTTTCGGTGATCCTAACATGGAAATCCGTAGGGACGATCCCAAGGCTCGTGCCAATTTCCGCTCCCGCCATTCCTGTGATACCAAGAAAGATAAGACAACGGCTGGCTACTGGTCATGTCGTATGTGGGAATCCAACACATCGGTGGGTGAAATGACAAAGAATATCGAAGGTAAAATCCTTAAGACTGACGACGAACAGCGTATGGTCTACGGATGGGCTTCTGTAGTTACAGAAAAAGGTGAAGCCGTTATTGATCGTCAGGGTGACGTTATCGAAGCTGGCACACTGGTAAAAGCCGTTAATGAATTTATGGAGCATGTGCGGGTCGGCAAGGCTATGCACGTTGGAGATCAGGTTGGCGTAGTTGTCCACTCTCTTCCTATCACTAAAGAAATTGGTGATGCTCTTGGTATCCAGTCTGACCGTGAAGGATGGGTTGTCGCTTACAAAGTATTCGATGATACCGTCTGGGATATGGTCAAATCTGGTGAACTCGCTGCGTTCTCTATAGGTGGACGTGCTATTAAGGAGGAAATCTAACTTGCCTAATCTCCTGAAAAACTTGCACCTTGAAGAACTTTCCCTTGTGGATCGTCCAGCCAATGCACAAGCAATGGTTTCACTCTTCAAGCGTGACAATTCCGAAGAGGAAATTACGAAAATGAATGAAGAAATGGAAGCCAAAGTAAAGGCGTACATGGATGACAAAGGCTGTGGACGTGGCGAAGCTATGAAAGCTCTCGGCTACGACATGGAAAAAGCTGATGAAGCTGTAACCGAAGAAGTTGCTGAGAAAGCTGCTCCTGAAGTTGAAGCTGTAGAAGCTCCTGAAGTTGACGTTGAAGCACTTAAGGCTGACTTTGATCGTCTTTCTGCTGAGAACCAACATCTCCGCAAAGGTTTGATTGACAATGGCTACGTTATCCGTGCTGACTCAATCGAAAAGAAAGCGGAAGAAGAAATGATGGACATCGACGGTGAGATGGTAGCTAAGAGCGACATCCCAGCCCCAGTCCTGAAAGCACTTGAAGCTGCTGCTGTAGCCAAGCGTGAACATGAAATCGAAAAGGCTGACCTTGAGTTGACAAAGAAAGCAGAAGAAGTTCTGCCACACTTTGAAGCTGGTGCAGCTAAGTCTCTCCTGAAGTCATTCTCAGAAGATGATGGAATTATGGTAATGCTCAAAGCTGCTGATGCTGCCTTTGCTGCTTCCATGCAAGAATTTGGTAAGTCCGATGTAGACGGTGAGTTCGCTACCTCTGCTGACAAACTGGATGCTCTCGTAAAGTCCTACATGGACGAAAACCAACTGAAAAAGAGTGAATTTGCTAAGGCTTACGCCGCTGTGGCGAAGACCGAAGAAGGCAAAGCACTCATCACTAAATCCTACAAAGGGGAATAATCATGGCGGTAATGCAGTCTCGTGACAACCGTACTTTCATCGCTGGGGAAGACCTTTCCGCAGCACAATTCAAATTCGTAACTCTGGAAGCCGATGGTCAAGTTGATCTGGCTGACGCTGCTGGTGAGAACGCTATTGGCGTATGTCTCGCTGGTGCTGCCGCTGGTGCTGCTGTGACAGTATGTATCTCTGGCTCCGTAATGGTAGAAGCTGGTGGTGCTATCACTGCTGGCGACCAAATCCAAACTGGCGCTGACGGTACTGCCCTCTTGGCTGCCACTGGTGATGTTGTACTTGGTTATGCCCGTGAAGATGGCGTAGATGGTCAGATCATCGAAATCGAAATGATCCAAGGCGGCAACGTAGCAGCCTAATCTAGCATTTAAAGGAATAATCTAATGCCACTTTTGACCCCATCACAGGTACATATCGACCAGCCGTTGTCCAACTTGACACTGGCCTATGTACAAGAACAAACTAACTTTGTCGCTGATAAAGTATTCCCAACCGTAGGTGTTGCTCGTCAGTCTGACAAGTATTACATCTATGACCGTGCGAACATGAACCGCTCTGGTGACGTAAAGAAACTTGCGCCACGCACAGAAGTTAACCGCATCGGTATGGCAATCTCCAACGCCGCTTACTACGCTGACGTTTATGGCCTCGGCATGGACTTCGATGAGCAAACTCTTGCTAACGAAGATGCAATGTTGGAAATCCGTTCCGCTGGCGCACAGACATTGACAACACGTTTGTTGATCGACCGTGAAGAGCGTTTCGCTGACACATTCTTCAAGGCTGGCGTCTGGACTACAGACAACACTCCCGGCAACTTGTGGTCTGACTACACTAACTCCACACCAATCTCTGATGTAACCGCTGCTCGACGCACTATGCAGTTGACCTCCGGTGGCTTCAAGCCAAACACAATGGTTGTTGGTAAAGAAGTTCGTGACATCTTGGTTAACCACCCAGACATCCTTGCCCGTTTGAACGGTGGTGCAACTGTATCGAACACAGCTTTGATTACAGATGCTAAACTGGCAGAAATCTTTGAAGTAGAAAACTTCTACGTCATGGAAGCTGTTAAGAACGGTGCTGCTGAAGGTCTGGCAGAAGCCAATGCTTTCATCGGTGGTAAGAACGCTCTGTTGGTACACACACCTCGTGCATCCGGTCTGATGACCCCTGCCGCTGGTTTGACATTCGCATGGAACTCAGTTCCCGGCGTAAACAACCTCGGTGTTACCGTTGAGTCCTTCTCTGACGATGCTCTGAAGCGTCAGCAAGTTGCAGAACACATCCAAGTTAAAATGGCCTATGACATGAAAGTCACAGGCGCTGACTTGGGTTACTTCTTCTCAGCCGTAATCGCCTAAGCGATAATACTAAAGGTGTACCCTGAGCTTAACGGCTTGGGGTACAACCCAATATATAACAGAACATAACAGTATTCATATAATGGAGAGTCCCTATGCACCCCACATACTTGGGTTGGCAGGTCGATTGGCCTGTGTTTATCAAGATGCCTTTACTGGCGGATAATACGAATTGGAAACGTTGAGATCACTTTAACTGGGCAGAGCGAGGAATAGACCAAGACAAGGTTGCTACCCTATACGCCTCTGGTTACATTCACCACAATAAAGAACTAGAGGTTCAGAACAAGGTTGGAGATCGACTGTCTGAACTAGCTGGTAAAGACTTAGAGACCTTAGTGAACTTACTTAATGTCGAGGTAAACAAACGCACCTCCAGTAAGACAGAGTTTGAATCTAAGAAGTGTAAGAAGTCTAAGATTGACGATAAGCAACGTGGTCTAATCAGACGCTTCCTTAATGTTAATCGCTGGATTACAGAAGACTTCTACGACATACGAGACAAGGTTCTCGCTGACTAATAACAACACCAGTTCGCTGGCACTCAGGAGACGACTTACATGGCATGGTCTTACGATCCTACAGACTTGGACACTACCACGGCCTCTGGTCGTCTCAACACAGTACGCCTTCTGATTGGAGATACTGACACAGTTGACCAACAGGTACAGAACGAAGAGATTACATTTGCTTTATCTGAAAATGGTAACAATGTATATTACTCTGGTGCTTGGGTCGCTCGTGTAATCTCAGCTAAATACTCCCGACAAGTAACGACACAACTAAGTGGAGCCTTGAGTGCTGACTACTCCGACTTAGCCAGACAGTATAAAGCACTAGCAGATGACCTAGAGTATCAAGGTAAAACCGCAGGTGCTTCGGTGGGTGTCCTAGCTGGTGGTATCACCAAGAGTGGTGTTGAAGCTGTACGAGCTAACACTAACCGTATCGAAGGCTCATTCCGTAGAGATCGTTTTAAGAACCCACCAAGCTATCAAACACCTGAATACGAATAAGGAGTAAGATATGTCATTCCGCTCCTTTGACCTGCTTAACTTAGTTAGAGACTTTGGGGAAACCCTAACTCTACGCAAGGTTACTACTGCTGGTACATACAATCCAGCTACAGGCACAGTAGACAGTTCTGTCACTACCGACTATTCCGTTAAGGGATATCTCTACAACTATAACGTAGGTGTCGCTGGTGGTAACGATGAGGTTGTTCGTGGTACTCGCAAGTGTGTTATCTCAGCCTTAGACTTAGATGCCATCCCCGACTTTGACGATCTGATTATCGGTAGTGGTGACACAGTTAAGATTACCTCTGTCATGTCGTTATTTTCCGCTGGTACTGCTATAGGTTACATCTGTGACGTAGGAGAGTAACCTATGAAGGCAAAAAATCAGTCGGTCAAGGTTAACGCTTCGTTCTATAAGAAGATGGAATATTTAGAGGACATTGTTGAGGATGCGGTCAAAGAGGAGTTGGTATCCATAGCCCAGAGTGCCGTTAGTTTCTCCCCTGTTGATACTGGTGCTTATGTAACATCCTTTTCTTTTACCACGGGTGCTGGTCGTCCAAGAGGTAAATCTTCTGATAATAAGCCGAAGAAGCAAAACCCACAACAGAAAATGCAAGAGGGCTTCCAGAACCTCCTAACGGACATCAATAAACTTGATCTAAAGAATACCACAAGCGTCCAACTCAGGAATGGCTCACCTCACGCATATGATGTAGAGGAAGGTACAAACTGGAGACGGACTGCCGGATATAAAGTTTTTGCAAAGATAAGGAATATCTATGGCTAGTATTCAGAATGATATTCGGGCTGCACTTGAGAGCCACTTAGCTGGAACATCCGGTCTCCCCGATATAGCCTATGAGAACGTAGCATTTGAGCCTGTGACAGGTACTAGCTTCCTCAAGGTACAATACCTCCCCACGGTCACTAGACCTGCTGTAAGGGGCTTAAACCCACAACTGAGATACCAAGGTGTATTCTCCGTAACAGTCTTTGCCCCCGAAGGTCAAGGCCCAGCTACCGCAGACGACTACGCTAACAAAGTGATAGACGCCTTCGCAGCAACCACTGACATCTCGTTTACCAATGGTGATGCAGAAACAATCATAGTGTCTATTGACTACGCTGAACGTCAGCAGGGAATGATAGATAGTCCTTGGTACTTTGTTCCGATTAACATCGGCTGGTACATATACAAATAACTTCCAATAGGAGAAACCAACATGGCCTTTGCACAGGGTTCACGCTCCAGTCTGTCGTTTATTACTGAATCTACGTTTGGTACGACACCCGCTGGCAACTTCACTAACCTCCCATTCAGCACCCACTCTTTGAACCTTACTAAAGATCGTGTTGCTGGTACTGACATTCAAGCTGACCGTATGGCTCGTGTTGATCGGCATGGCAACCGTCAAGTAGGTGGCGACATTGTTGTTGACCTCCGTGATGGTGACTTCGATGCCTTCCTTGAATCAGCCATGCTTAACACTTGGGCAACTAACGTCCTAAAAGTTGGCACAACACCTAAGTTCTTCTCCATCGAAGATTACGCTGCTGACATCGACCAAGCTCGTGTATTCACAGGCATGTCAGTTTCCACTATGGGTATCTCTCTTGCTCCTAACCAGATGGTAACTACTACCTTCGGCATGGTAGGCAAAGACATGACCATGAGTGCCACTGAGAAGACACAGGATGCTGCCTCTGGCGCTGCTCCCTTCGATGCTTACTCAGGTGACATTTCCATCGGTAACGTAGGCGGTGCTGCTCCTGTAGCCATCGTGACAGCCCTTGACTTCACCTTGAACAACTCATACGCACCTACCTTCGTCATTGGTGATGATAGCGCACCTTCCCTTGAGTATGGTCGTGCAGAAGTCGAAGGCACACTGACAGCTTACTTTGAAGATGCTGCGTTAATCAACCGTTTCCTCAATGAGACTGAAACTGAGATTGAAGTATCCGTAGATGATCCTACAGGTGCTAACTCTTATACCTTCCAGTTTCCACGAGTGAAAATCAACTCTGCTGATGTTGGTGTCGATGGCCCAACTAGCCGTATGATCTCTATGTCCTTCGTAGCCCTCTATGATGCGACAGAAGGCACTAACCTTAAGATCACACGCCCAGCATAACTGGATACCTAGCTAGGTAGTGGAGGCTCCTGAGTCGGGTCGGGGGTCTCCACGTTAATCAACCCGACATAACTTCCCCCGAAAGGAAACCCCGATGGACTTGAAAGACCTGACACCGAATTTAGACGACATTGTTGTTGAGATTAAACATCCAGCAACAGGTGACGCACTTAAGAATGACGATGGCACGAATATGACGATTACTATTCTTGCGCCCCATTCTAAAGAGTATAAGAAAGCTCAACATGAGCAAATCAGCAAACGGCTTAAGAAAGCTCAGAAGAGTAAGTCTCAAGATGTTGACTACTCAGATATTGAGGAAGCTACGCTGGAGGTCTTAGCTAAGACGACTAAGGCTTGGAACATTACCTACGGTGGAGAGATGCCTAAGCTCACTGTCGCTAAGGCCAAAGACATTTACGAAGAAGTCTTTTGGATTAAGAGCCAGCTTGAGGAGGTTGTGACTGACTCTCTGGATTTTACGAAGGTCTGATCTGTGAGTTAGTTAAGTGGGCTGAACATCAGTTCAAACTAAATAGACCAGATCAGAACGGCACTACAGAACGAGAACATCTTGAACAAGTAGAGAGGCAGACTGGACGTAGAGTAGAAGCATTGGAACCCCCGACACCCTTCCCCATGCTAATATCCCACGTTTGGTCTGCCTTTATTGCTTTAAGCTCTAGCAGAGGGTCAGGCTTTAGTGGCCCAGCGCCTATTACCTTTGAGCAGATTAAGGCATGGAAAGAACTTACGGAAACATCTATTGAGCCTTGGGAGATTGAGGCCATCAAGAGAATAGACCTAGAATACTTAAGGGTGGCAAATGGCTGACGATATTAGATTAGTAATCGGGGTTGATGACCGGGACTTAATTAGGACTCAAAAGGAACAGAAGAAGTTTGAGCGTAACCTTCTTATCATTGAGTCTGCCTTCCGTAAGGGTGACATTACTGCCAAGAGATATAACGGTGAACTTGCCAAGCAAGCTAAACAGTTGTCTCGGCTCGGCGGCAGCTACAATAAAGCTAACTCTGAGGTTCGTAGGTATGCAGCCTCTCTTAGAAAAGCAACTGACGATCAAATAAGAATGACTCAAGCCACTAACATGGCTGGTAAGTCAACTAACCGATTTGGCATGTATGCTCAACAGGTTGGTTATCAGGTCGGTGACTTCTTCGTACAAGTCCAGTCTGGAACATCCGCTCTTGTGGCCTTTGGTCAACAGGGTACACAGCTTGCTGGCTTACTACCGGGTGTCGCTGGTGCTGTAGTCGGCATCTCTCTTTCTATTGGGACTATGTTACTTAGGTCGTTCATGGATGTAAATGATGCGTCTGATACAGCAAGTGCTAAACTTAAGACCTTTGAGGAAAACTTAAAGTCTGCTAAAGAAGAGGTACAAGACCTTCGCAACGAACTGATACTTCTCAGCTCTGGCTTCGCTAGTGTCTCGGAAATGACCTTAAGTGAAGCCGTTGACAAAGCCACTGATAAGTTAGGGGACGCTCGAAGAAAGCTGGAGGAAGCTACTGCTGGAGCTGCCTTGATTGGACAGGGTGCTGCTGGCGGCATAGATTTATTTAGTCTTTTTGGCGCGTCCAGTGCAGACAAAGTTGCTGATGCCAAAGAGCTTGTCGCTCAGTCCGTCTTAGAGCTTGAATCTCTTAGGGAGATGCAGCGACAGGGGAAAGAAAGAGAACGAAACGCTTCCGTGGTCAACCAACTCGCTCAAGCTAGGGCAATACTCCAAGAACAAGAAAACGACAGACAAAAAGAAGCTGTTAAACAATCTAAGGCGAGAGCTAAGTCGATATATGATGCCTTACTAAGCCACAAGAAAGTGAATGATGCTGCTGAAGAACAGGTTAGATTACAAAACCAAGCTATTTATTTACAGCAGGTGGAACTAAAGTATGGTGCAGACTCTAATCAGTACCGTGCAGAAAAAAACAAGATTGAGCGGGAAAACCTAGCCCTTAAGCTAGAGCAAGCTGGTGTGGATGACTCTCACATACAGAGTTTGTTACTTGGTAATATGGCTCTTGAGGCAGGTCTAAAGCTACTAGAGGCACAACGTGACGTTACCTTCTCTATGTTTGAAGGTAGCGATGCCGCTAAAAGGATGCGTAAGTATGCTGGCAGGGGTACTCCCACTGGCACTGGACAGCCCTCCACAAAATCAACAGGGACTTCTGTCGTCAAAGAGACAGACCTAGAGAAACTGCGGTATCAAGTGGCCCTAGAGACAGAACTCTTGGGTAAAACAGAGGCTAGACAAAAAGTCATACAAGCTATTGGCATCACCGTTGACGACAGTTTCCCAAAGACTGCCGCTGGCCTTGAGGAGCAAATTAACAAGAACCTTGAGTTAATGCGGGTAGAACAAGAGCGTCAGAGCCTGATAGATACTGTCACTTCTAGCATGGAAGATAACCTGATGGCTATAACAGAAGGCACTCTGTCGGTTAAAGATGCCTTTAAGAACATGGCTAGGGATATCATCAAGGAACTCTACCGGGTTCTTGTCGTTCAGAGGATGGTTAACGCAGCTAAGTCATTTATGGGCTTCGCTGATGGTGGTGTCTTTAGTGGCGGTAGAGTTGAAGCCTACGCTGACGGTGGTGTAGTCGGTAGTCCAACCTTATTCCCTATGGCTGGTGGTAAGACTGGTCTTATGGGAGAAGCTGGGCCTGAAGCTATCATGCCACTCAAGCGTGGTGCTAACGGTAAGCTAGGTGTACAGATGGAAGGTGGCGGTGGTGATAACGTAGTCATCAACCAATCGTTTAACTTCCAAGCCAATGGTGACGACAGCGTTAAGAAGATCATTGCTCAGGCTGCACCTCAGATCGCACAGATGACTAAGAACTCAATGCTTAATGATCGCCGTAGAGGTGGCACAACTAAAGCTGTCTTTGGTTAAAGGAACAACAATATGGCACTAAGCTACCCATTAGCTACACCAACGTCTATCGGGATTGAGAGCATTGAGCTAAGGGCAGTTAATGCTGTAGCTACCTCTCAGTCTCCCTTTACCTATAAGCAACAGATCATTTCCCACGGTGGACAGAAGTGGGAAGCCTCAGTCAATATTCCCTCGGTACATCGTGATAAGGCTGCACAGTGGAAGGCACTACTGGTTGGACTTAAGGGTCAAACTGGTACGTTCCTCTTAGGTGATCCTGACTATGCTACACCACAGGGTACAGTTAGCTCATGTACACTCACAGGTAGTGCTGGGGATGACACTGGTTCTGTCGTTATGACTGGTACATTACTAGCGGGTGACTACATTCAGCTTGGGTCAGGATCAGCAGCTAAACTCCATCAGGTACTCTTAGATCAAGACGGAGATGGAACCCTAGAGATATGGCCTTCGTTACGCTCTGACTATACGAGTGAGACAGTTATCTTTAATGCACCAAAGGGTGTCTTTAGGCTTGCTAACAATGTGACCTCATGGTCAATCAATAATGCGTCAACATACGGCATCTCGTTTGAAGCTGTCGAAGCTGTGATATGATAAGGATATACACTAATGGCTGATAAAAAAATTACCCAACTTACGAATATCACTGGCGCTAACCTTGTTGATGCCGATGAGTTCGTTGTTGTCGATATTTCAGCAGATGAGACTAAGGCTATTACCCTCGGTGAGCTAAAGGAAGCCTTCGATAGTGGCTCAGGGTTCGTTAGGATCACTGGCGATACTATGACGGGTGATCTTGCGTTATCTGGCGCTGACGTAACCTTCGGTGATAACGACAAGGCCATCTTTGGTGCTGGCAGTGATTTGCAGATTTATCATGATGGTAGCAATAGCTACATTGATGATGCTGGAACAGGCAATCTAACGATCCGTGCAAATCAAATCAACTTTGACAAATACACTGGCGAGGCAATGGCTCGTTTTCGTGCAGATGGCAATACTGAGTTGTTCTACAATAACGCAACAAAACTCGCCACCACCTCCACAGGTATTGACGTAACTGGCACTGTGACGGCTGATGGGATTGCTTTAGGTGACAATCAGGTAGCCACATTTGGTGCTGGCAATGATTTAAAAATCTGGCACGATGGTTCTAATTCTTACATCAAGGACCACGA